ATTGCCCGTGAAGTAATCAGGGGTAATTGGGGTAACGGTCAGGACAGAGTAAACCGCCTGAAAGCTGCTGGTTACGATCCGAAAAAGGTACAGGATAGAGTAAACGAACTTTGCTAAAATCCTGTTACTAATTTGTTACTAACTACCCCGTTTTTGTGAGGTTTAGCACCGCATTATATATTGAACAACCTTGAAAATACAGGCTTTTCAGGGGGTAGTAATTTCAACTGAATTATGGTATAATAAACACAGAAAGCCCCGTATTCCTTGATTTTTCAAGGGTACGGGGCTTTTTTGTTACTAATTTGTTATTAGTTCAATGTTCAAACGCAGTTCTTCTATATTTTTATGGGTATATACTCTTTCACCTGTTCCTTTCGATTTATGCCCCATAAGCCTATCAATACAAACCTTATTCGCCCCGGCAGAATCCAACCGTGAACGGAATGTATGGCGGCATTCATGCGGGGTATGGTTCATTTGCAGCTTACCCATTATATCAGCCCAAAAGGTTCTGTATTGGGTTTGGTTCAGCTTCTTTCCGTTGTATTCAAACAGATACCCGCTTTTCGATTGTTCAACCCGCTTTTGAACTATGTGTTGAATTTTTGAATGAATTGGAACGATACGATTTTTACCCGCTGCTGTTTTCGTTCCCCCGGTGAAGGTTTGGTTTTCAAGGTCAACATTCGCAATCGGTAAATCTATCATTTCCGAAATTCTGAACCCCGTGTAAAGGAAGAACAGAACAGAATCAGCCCATTCCAATTTTTCATTTTCCCAAAGGGTTTTTACTTCTTCATCCGTGAAGATTTCCTTTGTTGTTTCCGGTATTGGATCAGAAGTAAGCAGATCGGAACAACACTTTGAAATTATATCAAGTTCCATTGCAAAGCGGTCAAGATGCCCCCAAAGGTTTTTTATTGCCCCTTGCGTGGAATACCCACAACCGCAGCTATCAATGCAATCTTGCATTTGATACGATTTAATTTGTTTGTATTTTATCTTTGCTAATTTGGAACAATGCTTATATGCAGATTTTAGGGAACTTCTATTTGAATCACCCAATTTAACAGCCCGTTTTTCAAGCCATAAATCATACAGTTCTTGCAGCGTGATTTTATCCGTTTCAATATCCCACGGATCATTATTGTATTGTGCAAGCAGAATCAAGCCTTCTTCCCGTGTTGCCGTGTACCCTATGGGCTTTTGCTTCCCGGATATACCTTCCTTCACAACAAACGGTTTTCGCCTGTTCCCTGAAAGTTTGGTTACAGTTCCATAGCCATTTGGATTTTTCATATTTCACCGCCCATCTTGAAATTTTCACATTTTGGCGGTATAATATAAGTTGACCGCCTTAAATCACTTCATCCTGATTTGTGGTCGATACCGAACCCCTGATTGTTGCAGCAATCGGGGGTTCATTTTTTTCAGAAGCAAGCCTGAACAATAGCCTTGTAAAGTTTTTCATCTACTTCAATCAGGCTTCTTTTACCGTCTTTGAATTGGATTGCTATTTGATAAGAACCCTTTTTCATGGTTGCTTCCGCAACACCGCCCATAACTTCATAGGATTCAACCGTTGTACGGTTCAAATAAAGCTGCTTTATGAATCCCAATGCAATCCCGGCGTTTGCAGCACCGCCGCCTACAATCTGTTTTCCAGCATAATCACCGGAAATAACCCTATTCAATGCCATAGTAAAATTCCTTTCTAATTTTGAAATTAACTTTTCAAGGTTCAAGTGGTTCAAGTTCAATTTCTGTTTTCTATTACTTTTTATTTTCTGAAATCACAGTAAATTACAGTTGATGAAATTTCAAATTCTAAAAAATAGGAATAGAACTTGAACCAACTTGAACCGCCGTTGATTTATCAGGCTTTTTATCTTGAACCGAAATCCTGAACCACCTTGAACCTATCGTGAACCGAAATCCACAAAAATTATATTGCCTTCCCGTTTGATAATTCTTTTTTGATAGCGTATTTATCCGCTTTCAGCATTTCTTCCATGCTTCCGATTGCCCGCCCCTGATCCAAAGTATCAAGTTGAAGGAAAAGGGTTACGGCTTGGAAGGCTTCTTTTCCGTAACATTTTTCAAACAGTTCACAGGCAGCAGCTTCATGTTTAAGCTGCTGTTCTATTTTATGCAGTTCATCTTTTCCGGGCGGTACATTGTACCCCATAAGCCAAACTTCATTGACATTCAGAGCCAAACCCAAAATTGACAGTTTATCTTGCCCCGGCTGTACCTTACCTGAAATGTATTGGCTTAAATCGTTCTTTGCCAATTTCACACCGTATTTTTCACAGTAAGGTTTGCAGGCTTCCAAAATATCAACCTGTTTCAATCCTCTTTCGTTCATTAGTTGTTTGAGCCTATCGGCGGTTGTAAGTTCTTTCAAGGTGTTCACTTCCTTTCGTTTTTGGATTGTAACCTTATTATATACCATTTTGAAGAAAAGTTCAAGAGGATAATGAAAAAAAGTTCAAAAATTTTGAAAAAACCTATTGACAAGTTCAAAAGTCGGTGCTATAATGAATACAAGTTCAAAGGAATTGAACCTAACAACAAGCCGCTGCAACGGCGTTGAAAGGATGAAGTGATTATGAAAGATAATGGTTTTACAATCAGATGTGGTTGCCACACTTACATTACCCTTGAATTTGATGGGAAGTTCGTTTTCTGTTTGGATAACGATATGATGTATGCGGAAGAAATGATCCACAGGATCGAAAAAAGAACGCAGATGAATTTTCAGGATATTCCAATCAAGGGTTGTAGTAAAGATGATTTTCAGGGGTTGCGGTTTTTCAACGGTGGCTGGAAGCGTAATTTTTGGGGTGAATTTCCTGATAAAAAAGAAGTTGAAAGCTATATGAAGTTGAAAAGCGGCGATATTAGAAAGGCGGTATAAGAAATGAAAGAACAGAGTTTGAAACCCGTAATTGAAAAACTTGAAGATTTATTTTCAAAGTTCAATGAAAAGTTCTATAACAATGAACTTGATAAACCGATTATCACAGTAAGCCCGGACACAACAAAGGGTGCTTATGGTTGGTGTACCGCTTGGAAGGCTTGGAGTACACAGGAAAAGGTAACTGACTTTTCCCAAATGAAGCCGGAAGATATTGAAGCAATGAAGAAAGAAGGCTTCTATGAAATCAATATTTGTGCTGAATACCTTTCCCGCCCGTTTGATAAGGTTGCTGAAACACTTCTTCACGAAATGGTTCACCTTTACAATTTACAGGTTGGGGTTCAGGACACAAGCCGGGGCGGCACTTATCACAATAAGAAATACAAGGAAGCTGCTGAAAAGCACGGTTTGACCGTTGAAAATGATGCAAAATACGGTTGGACGAAAACAAGCCTGAATGATGAAGCACAAGCCTTTGTTGATGGCTTACAGGATAAGAAATTCCAGCTTTTCAGAAAGAGCCTTCCGAAATTGCCGGGTGCGGCTAAAACCAAACAATCAACCCGCAAATATGTTTGCCCGGTATGCGGCTGCATTATCAGGGCAACAAAGGAAGTTCATGTTATATGCGGTGATTGCAATGTAGAGTTTGAGGAAGAAGCCTAAACAGCTTCTTCCCCTACTAAAAGAAAGGAAGATTGAAAATGTATAGATATTATTCAGTAGAACGCCCGGTTGCACCGGGAACATTCCCCAAAAAGCAGGGTTGTGAAATAAGTAATTACCCTGAAAGATTTTTCGTCAATTCAGCCGGAACATACGCATGGGGGCATATTGATTACCCCGAACCTTTAACGGATGATGAAGTTAAGGCGTATGAATTGAAGCCGGAAAGATACGAATTTTCCGTTACATTCCAACTGACAAATGAACAGATTGGAAGGATTCACAAATTGATTCCGGGCTGGAAAGAATATGTTGATGAAGATGGTAAAAAGCCATTTGCAGATTACACACTTGAAAAGGTGTTTCAAATAATAATGCAGATTGGCAGTACCCATATAATCAACGATCACATTCGTTCAGAAGAATACCGACAGTACAAAGAATAAAGAAAAGGGGTGAAACAATGGCTTACGATTATGCAAAGTTGAACGGAAGAATTATTGAAAAGTGCGGTACACAGGCTGTATTTGCTGAAAGAATGGGGCTTTCCGAAAGAACCGTTTCTTTGAAGCTGAATAACAAAGTTGCTTGGAAGCAGCCTGAAATGCAGAAGGCAGCGGGGGTATTGGAATTCCCTGAAACCGAAATTCAGACTTATTTTTTTACAATGAAAGTTCAAAGTAATTGAACTAATATAGAAAGGCGGTGAACAGGATGAAGAAAGTTATTGCGGCGTGTATTGACCGAATACTTGAATTCGATACCCAACAGGAAGCGGCGAACTACCTTGAAGGGTTGAGAGCAAAGAAAACTGAATTCCGAATTGTCAACCGTGAGGAAGTCAACGGCAAGTACAGGATCAGGATTCAGGAACGCTACAACAAAAGCCCAATGATTGAAAATTAAACAGAAAGGATGAAGTGAAAAATGAGTTTTGCAGAAAAGTTGAAAAACCTGATGAAAGAATTGGATATTTCGCAATCCAAACTTTCAGACCTTACCGGGATTGGTAAATCTTCAATTAGTCAGTACCTTTCCGGGAAGAACGAACCTTCGGATGCCCGCAAAAAGGAAATTGCCCTTGCTTTGGGAGTTCAGGAAGATTATTTCAAGCAGTTTGAACCCGCTGCAACGATTTCAAAAGATGCTTGTGTGAATGTTCCCGTTCCCCTTATCGCTAAATTGATGGGAAAATCCAAAGAATGGGTAATGCAGGGGTTGCGTGATGGCGTGTTCCCGTGGGGGTATGCCGTAAAGCTGACTAAATGGAGTTACTTTATTTCTTCCGTGAAGTTCACAGAGTACACCGGAATTAAAGTTCCCATGAGTTAAGAAAGAGAGGATAAGCGAAATGAGCGAAACAGGAGTTGTTAAAGGGTTCAAGGTGTTCAATCCCGATTGGACTTGTAACCCAAACGGAAAGCCGTTTCAGTATGAGGTTGGCGGCATTTATGAAGAAGATGTGAAACCTATGGTTTGTGATCGTGGCTTCCATTTTTGCGAAAAGGCGGCTGATTGCTTCAATTACTATCAGTTCAACCCTGAAAACAAGGTTGCGGAAGTGATTGCGTTGGGTGAAGTCGATTCTGACGGTACAAAATCTTGCACCAATAAAATTCAGATCGTGCGTGAAATCCCGTGGCAAGAACTTCTTGAAATCGTGAATACGGGAAAGGGTTGCACCGGACTTTGCAACAGCGGCAATCGGAACAGCGGCGATTGGAACAGCGGCGATTGCAACAGCGGCGATTGGAACAGCGGCAATTGGAACAGCGGCAATCGGAACAGCGGCGATTGGAACAGCGGCAATCGGAACAGCGGCGATTGGAACAAAACAAACTTTTCCAACGGTTGTTTTAATACTGTTGAACCGAAAATTTATCTGTTCAATAAGCCTTCTGAATGGACTTACCGTGATTGGCTGAATAGTGAAGCCCGTTACCTTCTGAATCAGATTCCGGGTGATGTGCTTGAATACATTTGGCTTGACAATATGACGGATGAAGAAAAGGCAGCATACCCGGAAGCTGAAACAACGGGCGGTTATCTGAAAGTGTTGGATAATTCCGAATGTGCGGTTATTTGGTGGCGTGGCTTGTCTGACCGTCAGAAAAATATCATTGCAGCGATTCCGAATTTTGATAAGGCAATTTTCAAAGAGATTACCGGGATTGATGTTGATGAAAATTAAGGGGGTGTTCGCTTATGCAGCTATTCCCCCACCAACAAAAAGCATTGGAACAAACAGAACGATTTAACAGGGTTGCTTATTACCTTGATATGGGTTTAGGTAAAACCTTTGTAGGATCAGAAAAAGCAGATTCGTTCCCTGAAAAAATTGTGCTGGTTTGTCAGAAATCAAAAATTGATGATTGGATTGAACACTTTCAGCAGTATTACCATTACACGGTTTTTGACCTGACGAACAAAAAGCACCTTGAAGAATTCAGCGGTACGGTTGGTAAATGTATCGGCGTTATCAACTATGATTTGATATTCAGGCGTTCATATTTCGCCCATATAGTCGGGTTTACCCTGATGCTTGATGAAAGTTCCATGATACAAAATGAAGCCGCAAAGCGTTCAAAATTTATCCTGAAAATGCAACCTGAAAATGTGATCCTGTTATCCGGTACACCAACAGCCGGAAAGTATGAAAAACTTTGGTCGCAGCTTCACTTGTTAGGTTGGAATATCAGCAAAGACCTGTTTTATAAACAGTATGTTGAAATTGAATGGATTGAGGACGAAAACAGCGGATTCAGAATTCCCCATATTACGGGGTACAAAAATGTTGACCGTCTGAAAAAGAAGCTGGAAGAACACGGGGCAATTTTTATGAAATCGGAAGAAGTATTTGATTTGCCCGAACAGGTGATTGTTCCCGTACATTCCAAAACCACCAAAGAATACCGGAAGTTCATGCGAAATTGCGTGATTACGATTGATGATAGGGAATTCATAGGCGATACCATTTTATCAAAGCGAATTTACGCCCGCATGATGTGCAGCTATCTAAACAAAGAAAGGGTTGCAGCCTTTAAGGATTTGGTTCAATCCACGGAAGATAGGTTGATTGTGTTCTACAACTTCAATGAAGAATTGAACACTATGAAAGCAGCCCTTGCCGAATTGGAAAGACCGTTTTCGGTTGTCAATGGTGAAATCAAAGATTTAACAGCCTATGAAGAACACGGGGATTCGATAACCTTTGTTCAGTATCAAGCCGGGGCAATGGGCTTGAACTTGCAGAAGGCAAACAAAATCATTTACTTTTCCCTGACAGATAGAAGTGAACTGTTTGAACAGAGCAAAAAACGAATTCACAGAATCGGACAGGAAAAGCGGTGCTTTTATTACCTTATGCTTTGTCCCGGAACGGTTGAAGAAGATATTCTTCACACTTTGGAATTAAGGAGAGATTACACGGATGAATTATTCAAAAAGTATCAAGAAAACTTCGATTGCTAAAAGGATTCTGATTTCGTGGCTGATCGTTGCAATTATCTTTTCCCTTGTGGGTATTCTGATAGGTTCACTTATTTCACACGGTTCAGATAAAGCAACAGAGCCGGAAGCAGAAGCAGAAACGGAAACTGAAATCCTGATTTACGGTCAGTATGACGGAAGAATTTTCAACGGTGAAATGTCAATGGATTGGGGCGGTGATTTGAATTTCGTTCCCCTTGATGTACCAATGGATGAAGATTTACAGGAATTCATTTTCTACTTGTCGGCGGGGTACAACATAGATTTTACCCTTGTAATGGCAATGATCCAACAGGAAAGCGGCTTTCAGGCTGATGTGATAAGCGGTTCAAATGATTACGGATTGATGCAGATCAACAAAATCAATCACCCGTACATAACAGAAACGCTTGGAATTACAGATTTCCTTGAACCCTATAACAATGTTCGTTCAGGAATGTTCATTTTGCGAAAACTGTTTGAAAAGTATGAAACACCTGAAAAGGCATTGATGGCTTACAACATGGGCGAAACCGGGGCTTCCCGTTTGTGGGAACAAGGAATTTTTGAAACTAACTATTCAAAAAAAGTGCTGCAATATCAGCAGCAGTTCATTGAAGAATTGGAAAGGAGTTCAAACAATGATTAAGTGCAAACAGGCAATGGAAAATTCCGCTTGCGGCAAAGTGTGCTGCTGTTTGGAATGTGAAGAAAAGGACACTTGCAAGGTTGTGTGTTCCGAATTATCGGCTGATTGTGAAGATGCTTTCACAGAGGAAACAGCACTTGCAACCATGCAGACGGAAGCGGCGGCGGTGATTACCGCTATTGCAAACCTTTCTGTTCAGAAGAAGCAGATTGAAGAACAGGAAAAGAAGATGAAAGAGCAGTTGAAGGCTGCAATGGAAAAATACGGTGTAAAAGCCTTTGAAAATGAGGTTGTGAAGTTCACCTATGTTGCCCCTACGGTTGAAAACAGGCTTGACGGTGCGGCTTTGAAGAAGGATTTACCTGATGTTGCTGCAAAGTACACCAAACAGAACCCAAAAGCCGGATATGTCAAGATCACGGTGAAGTGATATGGCAGAAGAAAAGTTATTTGAAGGGCAAATTAAGAAATATTTTCATTCAATCGGTATTTATCCGGTTGGCTATCCAACAGACCGGATGAAGGTTGAAATGGTCGGTTGGTACACCAAAATTTGGGGCGGCGGCTATCAGAAATCCGGTATTCCTGACATTTTATGTTGCGTGAACGGTGTAATGATGGCGGTTGAAGTAAAGGCTTCCAACGGTAGACCTTCCGAACTTCAAAAGCTGAATATCAGCCGTATCAATAAATCAGGCGGTATTGGGGTGTTCCTTTACCCGGAAGGGTTTGAACAGTTCAAAGAACTTTTGAAAGGGGTGATAAATTGCGATACTCACATTCAAGCGTTGATTGCTTTGAAAAGTGCAAATTCAAGTACAAAATGCGATATTTGGACGGGATAAAAACAGATTCCCCAACTGAACCGGATAACGCCTTGATTTTAGGGCAAGCGGTACATACCGGAATTGAAAAGAGCCTTGAAGAAGCCCTTGAAGAATACGCTTTCAGTTATCCGATTATCACGGATGAACACATTAACGAAATGATGAAGCTGGAAGTTGTGATCCCATTGGCAAAGGCTGCTATTCCACCGGGCGGGGAATTTGAAGTTGAAATTTCGGATGAAGATTTCCACGGGTTCATTGATTACCTTGTACCCGCAACAATCTTTGAACGGGGTGTTGAACTTCCCGATACTTACGATTTGTACGATTTCAAGTATTCAAACAATGTATCAGGCTATAAACAATCCGGGCAGCTTCACGAATACAAGTATTTCTTTGAAAGAAACAACCCCGGAAAACGAATACGGAATATGTACTTTGTGTTTGTTCCCAAAGTTACGATCCGGCAGAAGAAAACGGAAACATTGCAAGAATTCAGGGAACGCCTGAAATCAGAACTTGCAAAGGTGGAAGTGAAGATTGTTCAAATTGAATTCAATTACAACAAAGTGATTGATTTCCTATTTGGAATTAAAGCGGTGAATGAAGAAGCTGAATTCCCGCAAGAAAAAACCTACTTATGCAGATATTGCGAATTTCAAGAATTTTGTGAGAAAGGATGGAACTATTTTATGAAGTTACCTGAAAACAAGAGAAGAAACATTGAAGCCGTTGAAAAGCGTGTGATTTGGATTTATGGTGTTCCGTTTTGCGGAAAAACCACCTTTGCAAACGCCTTTCCTGATCCTCTGATGTTGAACACGGACGGAAATATTAAGTTCGTAGATGCACCGTTCATCCATATCAAGGATGAAGTGAAGGTTGAAGGCAGACAGACGAAAAGAACCCTTGCTTGGGAAGTGTTCAAGGATGTTATTTCCGAACTTGAAAAGAAGGATAACGATTTTAAGACAATCGTTGTTGACCTTTTGGAAGATTTGTATGAGCATTGCCGCCTGTATATGTATCAGCAGATGGGTATTTCCCATGAATCGGATGATTCCTTCCGTGCGTGGGATAAGGTAAGGGGCGAATTCCTGAATACGCTGAAACGCCTGATGAACCTGAATTATGAAAACATTATCCTTATTTCCCATGAGGACACAAGCAAGGATATTACCCGCAAGGGCGGCGATAAGATCACTTCTATCAAGCCGAATTTACAGGAAAAGGTTGCAAACAAGGTTGCCGGAATGGTTGATGTTGTTGCCCGTATCGTTGCGGATGGTGATGTTAGAACCTTCAATTTCAAGAGCAATGAAGTTATTTTCGGCGGCGGTAGATTGAAGGTAAATGCAAAGGATATTCCGCTTGATGTAACCGCCCTGTTCGCTGTTTATGATGAAGCGAATAAGAACGCAGCTTCCGGGGTAACGGCAGCACCCGCAGCAAGTACCGGAAGAAGCGGCAGAGGTAAGAAGAAGGAAGAAACCCCGCAGGAAGCCGCAGAAACGGCGGCAGAACAGGCAGAGGAAACCGAACCTGAAACAGCAGCGGAAACCCCTTCCAATGATGAAGGTGCAATGAATCCCCCTGAAACCCCGGCAGAGGAAGAAAAGCCCCGCCGTAAGCGTAAAGCAAGAGAATAAGAAAGGTAGGTAAAACACTATGAACAATCCGTTTGGGCTTCCTGATGAAGTAATGACCGCTATTATTACGGCGGTTATGAATCAGCAGACACAGGCAACAAAGAACCATAAGCCGGAAAATCCCTTCAACATTGATCCGGCTGCAATGGCAAAGAAATCCGCTTCTACTGCAAAGCAGCTTTATGATGCTTATGTGGAAGCAGGGTTCACACAGGAACAGGCTTTTGAATTGGTTAAGGGTATCTTGACCGCAAGAAAACACTAATAAATTGAAAGGTTAAATAAGGTGAAATATTATGGCTAACATTTGGGATGAATTCGATAAGGCGATTGATACGGAAGGTTTGGC